AGCTGAACCGGTAATCGCATCAAGTTCGGATATCTTTTTATCAGGCATTTTCCACCTACCACACTGTGATTTCAATATAGCCCGGACGACCGGGTTCTGGCTGAATAGAGCCACCGTTAGTTGTTGCTGTGCCGCCAGCACCTAAAGAATAAGTTAATGTCTTGCCGCCAACAGCCGCCCCGGTAACATACTTTTGAACAACGCAACCAGCACCACCATCTTCTTGTGAATTATCGAAATTGTTCCCTGTTGTTCTGCCGCCGGACGCGCCAGCGTTCCAAAAAACATCACCGCCAGAGGGTGTCCCCTGATTTGTGTGCCATTCAGATGTTGACATAGCACCGCCAACACTGCCGCGCGAACCACCCGGCGCATTGACACTAATGCCAAGTGTTGCATTAGACACCGTTGTTACGCCGCCAGCACCACCCTGAGTATAACTATTAGTGCCAAGACCGCCAGTGCCGGGGTTAGCGTGTACCGCGCCACCTCCACCGCCACCAGAAGCGCGAATTAAGATCGCCTGTGCGCCAGATGGGATGGTGTAACTTGTGCCGCTTGTTAATGTCGTAATAACTTGCGGATAGCCGACAACATTTGCCGCAATAGATTGCGCCACTCGAAGCGGTGTCATTATTTCTGTGTTGTTCGTGCCGGTTTCCGCAGTTGCTTGTGATGCAACTTGCAAGTCAATTATCTTCGTGCCGGATGAATTAAATATATCAATCCCAGCCGCAGATGCCGCAGTTAAGCTATTGCTAATCAACTCAAAGCGACTATTAGCAACATCGAACTCGCCAATCGTGATCCAATTCGCATCATTCTTATCGCGTATTTTAAGATAATTATTTGTCGTATCTAGCCACCACATCCCAGCATAAGTCGTGGATGGCGCAGATGAACTGCTATTGTTTGTCACAATAGCGGATAAAACGTTGTTTAGATCAGACCGAAAAGCCGGTGTGGTCTGATTGTCAATAACATAATCGTGTGTTGCCATTAGTTATATCTCACCTTTGCGGTTAATTCCTCAATCGCCGGAGTGATGTCATCCGCAGTCGATTGCAATTCTACCTTAAATCTGAACGCGCGTCCAGAAAAGTCACCAGACTTGAAACGCTTATAATCTGACCAACTTGGCGAACCAGCCGGATCATCGTCTGTTGTCGATACAAACTGAATAACATTTGTATCGGTAAATGATGTGCTACCGGTTAGATCATCGAAGTTGCCCGGCAGGCTATCAAACAATCCTGTCAACGTGTCAAATGTATCTGTCGCCGCATCATTAATCCGAAGTACCTTAACATCCATATTAACACGCGCAACCCGAACCGAACTTGTGTCAATGTAATTACTGAACAAATAAGTCGAGGTCGATGGCGCAGTTGATGGATCAGTTATTCTTAAACGACTTGATGAAACGGAACAACCTGTTTTTGTGCCGCTAAACGCAGTATGTTCAGCTTGCGTTAATGTTGTTGCGAATACATCTAAATCTTCTTCACGCACAACGACAGAAGTCGGATTGACGGATTGGTTGCCAGATTTGTCGTATGCCTTAATAAGATAAGTGCCAGAACGCGGTGGAACTGTGACGCTATTGCCCGGACGCGCAACCTTATCAACCGCAGTCGTGGCATTAGCGAAAGTGCCGCCGCTTTCATCAGGCGTGTATCTAATGCGATAAAAAGACAGATCAAGATCAGGAACAGCATCCCACTCAAGATGAATACCGGCAGATGATACGTTGAAGCTAAAGTTTTCAACATCAGCCGGTGGATCAGCTAGACCATCAACCGTGATATTAGTGATCGTAACAAAGTCGCCCTTAATCCCGAACGTATTGATCGCACGCGCACGCACATCGTATTCCGCATCTTCAACATCTAGCACTTCGGTTATACCTAGATCGCCAAAACCGGCTAAACGATAATCGGTTTCGCTGGTCTTCTTAAACTGCACTTCCACCTGATCAATACGCTCTGGCGCGTCAGATGAAACCGTTGCGACAATAACATTGGTCAAATGCTCGTTAATAACACGCGCTTCGGATGTGATATTTACACCGATTGGCGGCACATCGAACGGATCGGCAAGCGTGGTGTTGTTTGTTTCAAACGCGCTTTCTTCTGCCGCCCAGCTAAACACCGCAGAAGATATTTCACGCAAATCCATATTAACGATAAGCGTACCATCAGCCTCTGGAACAAATTGCCAATTCACAACTTCAAAAGTCTTTTCATCCCAGCCAGCGCGTGTATTTGTTAAGTTAATGATGTCGCCAATCTGAACTTGAAACGCACGCATCCCAAATGAAGCGGAAACGCTTAACTGTTCACGCTGACGATAAAGCGCAATCTTAGCGATACGTTGTGCGCGTGTTGATGTATTGGTATATCCCAAATCAAAATCAATAACGCTCTTATCGCCACCGTCAACATCAATAAAGAACTCCGATGACACTTCTGGATAGTCGCTAACTTGATAATTGGTTTCCGCGCCTCTGAATGTACCGCGAACCGTATTGAAGTTATCGCGCCGCGAATGTCTTGTGTTGATCTTAATCGCTGACCGAAGATCATCCTCATCAAAAGCTAAGACTGGTGTCGTGTAAGCCGCCGCCTTAACGCGCCAATAGCCTTGAGCATACCAGATTGTCCCACCCATAGCGCGAAGCAAGTCATCTATAATATCTCTTGGTGTCCCGGCTGTGGTAAATGATCCGTTAGTTGTGTATCGCTTTTCTGTGCCGCCAGCCGCCAGCGCAACGCTCTCATCGCAGATATTTGCGGCAGTAGCGAACAGCGTTTCATCAATGTCGTCAGTTGCCAGACCATAGTCAGCCGTTAAATAATCGCGCAAACATAAAGCCGCATTATCTGACCAAGCGGTTGTTTCTGTGTTTGGATTATATACCTTCTTGCCCTTAACTAAAAAACTGATCGCCGGTTCGCCATTCGGGAAGCTATCAGCGTTAAACTCCAAGCGGATATATGCGTAACATATCCCCTGCAATCTATGGTCAACCGTCCATAAGCCATCTGACTCGCTAACAAGCGTGTCATCGGCTTCTTGCGTATCAGTGCCTAGATGCGTCTTAACACGCACATAACCGTCATACTTAGATGGCGCAGTTGCGTTTCCGTCACCATCAAGAGTTAGTATTTCATCATTGAGATAAACGCTTGTGATTTCTTCACACTCGTGACCAGCAATCGCAACAACAAGATGCAAATATTTGTTGTTGTCTGTTGCTTCTTTATAAACAACAACGCCGCCAACCCTTGTTTGCCCATAGATAATCGCGTGGTCTTGAGCCGCGCCTATACCGGCGACCTGATATCCTTGCTGACCAGAAAAGGTTGGCATTTTCGGCTTTGGTTGTAATGATGATGATATGTAAGATAGGCCAAGCGTTACGGCAAAACTTAAGGCAAAATAACTCATTGCGCTAATTGCTAAAGTGCCTGTCACGTATGCAACCGCAGTTGAAGAAGCGGCAGTAGCCGCCGCAATAGCGATTGACACCGGATCAGCAAAAACAACCGTGGGATAGAAAATCAAAAAGAATAAGAGAAAATAGCGCATCAGATTAGCCAGAAAATATCTTCCTCTTGTGGTGCGGAAAATTCAATTCCGTTATGCCCAACAAATGCCACCTGATCAGAAACAGCGACACCTAAAGAAATCCCAGTAACCGACATATCTTCACGCTGACGACCGATAATATTTCCACGATGCGGCATAAGCGAATCTAAGCGCGTCAGACGCGTATCTATTGCTTCGACTATATTATCCCACCTATTAGCCTTTAACAGCCCTAGAGCGTGCTTATAACACGATTGTGGGCTATCGTATCGCCCCATCCAATCATTAGCAAATCCCTTGCCTGTCTGCACACGCACCGCTTCATTAGCAAAAATGAGGCAGTCAAACTTGCCCCACTCAAACGGCCTATTCCTAACGCTTTCGATGTAATCAGCAAGCCGAATATCCCAATCATAAAACATTAACGCCGTCCCCAGTTAAATTGTTTGTCTTGCAAATCTTCAACGAACTCAAATCCGCGATCTGTGGGAAATCGTGATTTTTGATTTGCGTCAGTATAGCGCAAAACGCGCGGCCTTTCTAAGTCAATTAATTTGCTTTCCATCGACAGCGCAACAGTCGAAGTTTCCGCGCCTTCCTCGATGTTCATTTGATCCATATAGCCTTTGAATATTTCGACCAGATCATTAGGATCGCCAGTTGTGATATCGATGCGCGAACTATCTTCCTGCAAAACATAGTTACCATCTTCGTCTAGCAAATAACTGCGGTTGGCGTCCATTAATCCGAAGCGAATAATCCCAAGTCTTCCCTGATACGGTTCAGACAAGATAAGCGATAGCAATTCTGACGGTATGCCAGAAAGCGTTATCATCGCGCCTTTAGCTGATATTTCTGCGGTTTCGGATATTTCGCTAACCTTTAGAAATTGACCAGTGCCAACATAGGTTATGCCGTCAACTGTAATATTTCCAAGACCTGTCCAGAAATAAAGCGTCTGCGTATCAAAACGCAATTCAATAGCGAAAAACGGCTTAATCGCTTCCGATGATATTGCGCTGATAATACCACTAGAAAGCGACCTACTCATATTATCGCCTCAATAGCCGCAAAAGTTACGCCGTAAAAAGCGGCTTCGTTAATTGACCAATCTGTTTGATTTGTGCTTAGTCGAAACAATCCCTTTGCGCTTGATACCACAACCGTTGCGTCATCAGCCGGAGCAGTTCTGATATAAGGCCAGATATCTAGCGTGGACTGACCTAGCGCGTTCGTATCAACATCGACCAGAACCTTGTGCAGTGTCGCGGCAGAGCCACCGCCTATCTGTATATAATCTCCAGCTTTAAGATAACCTGTTTCGCTAGTTGGCAATCCGTCAATCGTTAGCGTTTCGCCTGTTTGATCAGCACCGTTGACCAGTGGCGTTCCCGGCGTGGCTGACGCTGTTCCGCGTGGCGTTGCCGCATTAGGATCGCCCAACAGAAAAGTCCCCTTCACGCCATTAAGCGACAGCAAGAACGAAATCCATTCTTCAGCATCTGCGCGTTGCATAGGCGGCATTGTGACTTCTGCTTCCCAACGCTGACCAGAGTGTTGAACAACTTGTTGCTTAAATGTGAATGGGCTTTCTGTAATCGCAACCGCATTAACAGCGCGAAGATTTACCCTAGCGATGCCCGAAGCGGTTGGAAGTGTTAGCGGATATGATATGGTCATCTGTCACCTCAAGAAAATGCTGATGCAAATGTACCACCACGCCGTCTAGCGTCAAGCACCGCCGCTTTAGTGCCTTCTGCGATCTGCGGCATCAGGTTCATTATTTCAGCGCGAACGGTCTGCGATACGCCAGTTGAAATGTTAATGGTTTGATGCACAACTGCGCCACCACCGCCTAACTGGTTGTTCGGGATAATCGTGCCAGAACCGCCGGGGATAAAGAGTTCTGCGCCCTTTTCGCCAACCATATATGGCTGACCGGCTGATACAGAGCCGCCCATAGCTTTTTTTGTTCCAGCCTTACTTGTGCCGCCAGTTGATCCAAATGGCATCGCGCTAGAAAGAAATTCCGCTATCGGTGCGCTAATCTGCATCCGTATCGTCATCCGAATAATATCGCTGATAATCGATGCCGCCATTTGCTTAAACGCATCCTTTAACTTCATTGTGCCGGTTACTGCGCTAACAAGCGCATCCTCAAACGATTGGATGCCACGAATAACAACATCTTCCATATTCTTACCGAAGTTGCGTGCATCTTCAGCAAGTTTCTTTAAGTTTTCACCAAAATCAGAACTAGTATCTGTGCCGGTGGTCATTACATCGTCTAAGTTTTCACCAGCTTTTGCGGCGGCTTTAATCTGATCTATAAGGAAAGAAAATTGAATTTCAAAATCTGTTGGCAAATAAGGAAGTTTTTTTATTGATGCCGATGTTGTATTAATTGCGCTTGCCATTTCTCTTGAATGATAGGCGACCGAAGCCATAGCTTTTTCATTTTTGCCAAGGGTAAATCTGCTTTCATCAAAGGCATCGCTTAGTTTGCTTGCCCTATTAGCCAAATCTTTAAGAGCGTTAGCATCTTTGAACCCACCCCTCGCTAATTCATCAAATTCGTGAACTAGTGCTTGCGCCTCTGGATGCAATGTATGGGTTTTATCAAGTAAATCATTCAATGCTTTTGTCGCTAGCATTGTCTTGTGAGCAAACTTCTCTTCACTCATAGATGTTTTAAGAATTTCTTCAGTCAGGAAATTCATCGCTGTGATTATGGCATTTACCGCGCCTAGAATAATGTTGATTAAAAATGCCATAGTTTCGGCAAAGGTCTGGATTGCATTGACTATTGATAAGCTGATTTCTTTTGCAAAGTTCTTAACGCCATTTTCTTTAGCCATTAATCCTTCGATAAATTCTTGCGCTTTCTCAACAGCCGCTTTAATAGCCGGCGCAAGAAACGAAACAACGCTATCGCGCAAGCCCTTAAACAACGCAAACAAACGCGTGAAGCTATCGTTAGCGTCCTCAACGCCCTTCGCCGCTTCTGCTGACATCACCAAGCCAAAGCGTTCCGCCTCGTTAGATATTCTCGCAATTCCATCCGCGCCTTCTTCTAACACCAGAAGCATTTCAGACGCGCGACCGCCGAATAAGTCTTGTGCGATAGATGACCTGACCGCGCTATTTTCCACATTCTCAAAGCGATCTGCTAGAAGTTCCAGCACCTTAAACTGGTCGCCCATAACCGCATTTAAGTCATCGCTGGTGATACCCAGTTCATCAAAAGCGTCTTTCGCATCGCCAGTGCCGCCTTGGAAGTCAACCATTACGCGGTTCAAGTTACGAACAGCACGCGCAACCGTATCAATAGATAACCCAGACAGATCAGCCGCAAACTCTAATTTTCGCAAGTCTGCAACGCTAATACCTAGCGTGCGTGACAACTTACTGATCTTATCGATGCTATCCATCGATGATTTGATGAGAAAACCAAAGCCACCAGCACCGGCTAAAGAGATTAGCGCGGTGCGGAAGCTAAAGACAGTCTTGCGAAGTGAATTAAGGCGGCTAGCGACCGCCTTGAATATTCTTTGTGTGGTGTCGATGGCTTGGATTCTGATTTTGAGGTTTTGATCTGCCATCTTCTTTTATCCTAAAATAAGCGAACCACTCATTCAATTCATCAACCGTCAATTCTTCTATTTCCGGTTGCGTCTTGTGTAAGCGATCACATAGCTGAAGAACATTAAATCGCAAGTGATCGCTAGTTAGTTTTTTTCGTGCGCCTCTATCCCATCGATGCTGTTCATCATCTTTCCGGCGATATTGGCTATGGCGGTCAAGTCCATTTTCATCAGATACACTTTATCTTCGAGCGTGAACAACTTATCGCCATCTTTGTTTTCGGCCTTCATAATGATCATATCAACCATACCAGAAACTTGCATATCGACAAGAAAGTTCTTGTGCTTGCGCTGTAATTTATCGATATCACCGATGGTAAGCGGTGAAACATAGACTAGCAACGGAGCATCATCTTCACCCCATTCCGGAACTTCGATAACATTCCGTTGCCGTCTATTGTTGACGCGATCTAAGATTTCTTTCCCCAGTGACATTTAGAAATCTCCTTATG